CTGCTGCTACACCTGTGAACCCAGCTGGTCCTAAACTGGACTTCTTCCGTGTTGTTGCTAATACCACTGTTGCTGGTCAACAAGGTGTCAACGGTTACGTTGGCAACGTTATTCGCGCAATTCAGCAAACTTCTACAGTTGCAGTGTATCAAGTTGATGCAACAATATTGAGTTTTGGCGTGTTCCCGACTGGCGCATTTGCTAATGCTGCTACATTCTTGACTGCTGCCAACATCACTGCAACTGGTTTCCAGTTGGATAGTTGCACCAGCATCGGCTTCAAGCTAGCTGCTTCTTGATCTAAAATAATTTAGATCACAACCCCGGACGTAAAAAATCCGGGGTTTCCTTTTGGCCTTAAATATCTGTCTAATGAGAATACAGTGCAAAACACTTTTTGATTGCAGTTACACCGGCGTTACAGGCAGCTTCCGCACTAGTATGATACCGTTTGAAGATCAAGCAGGCCAGCCCATACAAGATCTTGCAGCCTGGAATCGCAGTCGTAATCAACAACGCAACTGGGAAACCCTTTTACAAATACTTGGACTTAGAGCCCAGCCTATGGACTTGGTCATGCCTGTGTATCGAAACGGCACCTGGGAGTTTGAATTTGCTATCGAAGCTGAAGCAGTGTACACTGTAAACAACAACACTGATCCACTGGCGGGCCTGTTGAATGATTGCAATGGTGTGCCAATGTTGACTGGACTTACTGAAAAATCTGGAGTTGAACGAACTATTTCTACTCACGGTGCAGATCAAAACATTTGGTTTCTACAACTAAATAGTATATTGGAACAATAACAACATGGCTGATACCACCGATATTGAAAAGAAAAGTCTAGAGGCACATGTGGAATTGTGTGCAGAACGCTACAAAGCGTTGGAGTTGCAATTCACGGACGTGAGAACAGACATAAAAGATCTCAAAACTATGGCACAGACCACCCACGGCCTGGTTCATAAAATGTCTGAAAATAGAAACAGTCAGTTGATCAGCTGGGGCATAGGTATCATTGGAGTGTTGCTTGCCACCTGCGGCTGGTTGATAACACAGTATATCAAGACTCTATGACACAAGAACAAAAGCTGGAACGCTTTGCTGAACGTGAATTCAAACGCAATCTCAACAACATGATTGTGCAGGATACCGATGGTAGCTATGTTGTTTTTGGCAAATACCATGTGGAGCGTCAAGAGCACGGTTACTCAGTTAACACTTGGTCACATGCTATTCATTGTTTTGACAGCAAACGCAATGCTGTGAGTTGGTGTGTAGCAGACAAGTTTAATCAGTTGAATTTGGCCAACACTATTTTGAATTTAGACCGTAAAAAACAAACATTAGCCGCTGATATTCAATGCCGCCAAGGTGTTGGCCGTCGCAGTCAATCAGACCACTTTTATGAAATTGTAAACATGAAAGTACAGCCCAAGCTAATTTTGCTAAACTCAGTATCAACTGAATTAGAGAAATGTGTAAACTCGGCTAAATATATGCAAATTAGAGGATTCTCAAATGAAACTGCAAGAACTAGCGGCCCCTCAGCCAAGTAAACAAATCGCCAAAGTATTCGAAAGTTACTTTGGTTCACGTATCAGCTTTGACCAACTTAATCGTCGTCAAACTGCTGGCATGCTTGATCGTGTACGTGGCCTACTGGGCGAACACCAAAGTACCACAGCTCGCCATCACAGTGAAAAGAACCCCAGTTATCTTAAATTGGTAATGATGGAACAAGCCTTGCGTGGACGTCTCAAAGAGATGGATGCACCGGGCGCCAATGGACAAGTTGATCCAGCTGCTGCTGTGGCCAAGGTCAAGGATCCCAAGCTGGCTGCTGCTCTCAAGAAAAGCACTGCTGGACAAACACTCAATCCTGATGAACAAAAAATGGTTGCTGGTGCTGCATTGATGCAAGCCGAAAGCTATCGTCGTCGTCAACTGGGACGTAGACTAACTGAAAGCGAAGTGCAACAGGCACAAGTTGTGTTGGCTGCCCAAGACATGGTTGACAAGATGCAGTCCATGCTAGAAGACGTATCTGAACTGCAATTCAAAGAACTGCCAGCCTTGGTTGACAGTATCAAAAATCAAGTTGGCATTGACCAAGCTGCACAATTCAACGGTGACGCCAGTGCTGCACTAACTGGATTGATGCAAAATCTACAAGCCGCCAAGCTGCAAATGGATCAAGCTCTGGGCGTGGTCACAGGTACTGCACAAGCACCAGTTGACGCTGCTGCTGATGGTGCCATGGCTGGCGCGGAAATGGGTGCTGACATGGGTGCCGACCTAGGCGCAGAAATGGGTGCCGACATGGGTGCAGCTGATGATCTTGCTGCTGACCCAGAAGCTGAACCACCTGCAAGTGCTGGCCTGGGCCGAGCACGTAGATAATGAAAATATTTGAAGTCGACGGCGGCCTCTCAGAATTTACTCCCAAGCCTGATCAATTGATGGGCTTGGTCTCATTTCTTAACGGGCGAGCCAAAGACACTGGCAGTCAAAAACAAATCAGTCAACAGGCATTTATTAGCCTGGCTCAAAGTCTAGACATCAATGTCACTGACCAAAACATTGCTGAATTGGTAGGACAACCCCCACTGAGCAATTTACTGGAACCACTGGCGCCAGACTCCACAGATCCAATTGTGTTCAAAGGTGGTGAGGCGCCTGCACCAGCCACAATGCCAGTCAACAAAGCTCAGAACATTGTGGCTGCTGCTGCTAAATCGGCAATGAAAAAAGATCGCGGCGTTTAACACCAAACTGCATTGACATTTGTCGTTAAATACCTTATACTTAAACTAAGGAAAATTTTATGGCTTATTCAAATCAGGTAATTGATCATTATGAGAACCCCAGAAACGTGGGTAGTTTCTCTAAAGAAGACACAGATGTGGGCACTGGTATGGTCGGTGCGCCTGCTTGCGGTGACGTGATGAAGCTACAGATCAAAGTCACTGACGGAGTAATCACAGATGCAAGATTTAAAACATACGGTTGCGGCAGCGCGATTGCGTCAAGTTCGCTTGTTACTGAGTGGGTCAAAGGACGTACCCTTGAGCAGGCGGAAGCGATCAAAAATAGCCAAATTGCTTCTGAGCTTGCCCTCCCCCCTGTTAAAATTCATTGTTCAATACTTGCAGAAGATGCCATCAAAGCGGCGGTAGCTGACTACAGGATCAAACATGATCTTGTTCACTGACACTGCTCGAACCAAAATCAAACGATTGTTAGAAAAACGCGGCGGCATAGGCATCCGTCTGGCAGTAAAAACCACTGGTTGTTCGGGCCTGGCTTATGTGTTAGAATATGTTGATACGCAACCCAGTGACAACAGTACCATAAATTATGTTCAACCTGATTTTGCTGTGCTGGTAGATAAAAAACACGAAGTGTATCTTGACGGTATGACTGTGGATTATGTTCGTCAAGGTCTTAATGAAGGATTTGAATTTTCAAATCCCAACGAACGCGACCGCTGTGGTTGTGGAGAAAGTTTTCGAGTTTGAAACAAAAATATATCGATGCTTATATGCAGACTGCACAGGTGTTTGCAGAACTCAGTCATGCCCGGCGACTACACGTAGGTGCCATAGTAGTCAAGGAAGATAGAATTGTCAGCATTGGCTACAACGGTATGCCCGCAGGGTGGGACAATAATTGTGAAGATGAAATTGGACATGTGTTTGATGACAACGGCTGCATAGTTGAGACCAGATTAAAAACCAAACCAGAAGTCTTGCATGCTGAGTCCAATGCAGTTGCTAAATTGGCTAGAAGCAATGAGTCCGGCCTAGACGCAGATATTTTTATTACCCATGCTCCTTGCTTGGATTGTGCTAAACTTATCTATCAGTCTGGCATCAAACGAGTTTGGTTTGGCACAGCTTATCGCGACACCACCGGCATAGATTTTCTTAAAAAATCCAACATACAAGTAACACAAGTAAACACATGATAGTTCAGAGATACAATTATACCCCTTGCAACCGCGAAACCATTGACGGCAAACGACACTACTGTTTGCCCGACGGCAGCAAAGTTCCTAGTGTTACCACAATCCTAGATCGTACCAAGAGTGAAGAAAAAAAACAAGTTCTGATCAATTGGCGCAAGAGAGTCGGGGAACAAAAAGCACAAGAAATCACTACAGAAGCTGCCAGTCGCGGCACACGCATGCACAGCTATCTTGAACACTACATGCTGCATGACGACATGAAACCCTTGCCCGGCAATCCTTTTGCACATCCTTCATGGTTTATGGCAGCAGAAGTAATCATGCAAGGACTACAACACGTTGACGAATGCTGGGGGGTTGAAGTGCCGTTGTATTATAGTGGGTTATATGCTGGCACAACTGACTGCCTAGGACTCTGGAAGGGGCGGCCGGCAATCATGGATTTTAAACAAACCAACAAGCCCAAAAAGCGTGAGTGGATCGATGACTATTTTATACAGTTGGCAGCGTATGCAGCAGCACACAATGAAACACATGCTACTGCCATTGACTGCGGCGTTATTTTAATGGCTCAACAGCCTGCTTTGTTAGCTGACGGCAGCCTTGACAAGCCTGTTTATACAGAGTATGTGATTGAAGGCGACGAATTTGCACACTGGACAAATGAATGGATGAAACGAGTAGACATGTACTACCAGTCGCGCTAAATATGTGATACCCTGTAAGGATCACAAATCGTGGCAATTGTACAAATTTCAAGAATAACCCAACGTAAGGGTCTAACAACCGACTTACCACAACCCCTAGCTGGCGCCGAACTAGGCTGGGCGGTAGACGACCGCAGATTGTTTATTGGCAACGGAACCATCGAAGACGGTGCACCTGTTGTGGGCAACACTGAAGTACTAACTGAATTTTCAGATATCCTTGGTTTTGCAACAGCCTACACTTATGACGGCGCAGCAGCTGGATACACTGTGCAAACAGGTGCCACTGCTGGAAGCCCTGTTAGCCAGAGCATACAATCAAGACTAGACAGTTATGCAATAGTCACAGACTTTGGAGCAACAGGTGATGGCACCACAGATGACACTGCCGCAATAAATCGTGCATTGAATCAGTTGTATTGCCGAGAAATTAATCCACAAATTCGTCGCAGCTTGTTCTTTCCTGCCGGCACATATATCGTTACTGACACCATAAACGTACCTCCGTATGCCAAGTTGTACGGCGAAGGCAGCAACAGCAGTATCATCAACTTCAATGTACAAGCACATACTTCGCTGATTGCATATGCTGAAGGAATATTGGTTTCTAATAGTGGTAGTTTTTATCGCAGCTTGTCTGATGTACCAATTGGAATTCTTATCAGCGACACTCTTTATTGGGAACTCGAAAGTTTACCTGACTACGTTGGACGAACTGCTGACAGTCTTCAGCAGACTGGTGTAAACATTGCTACCAACAGTGCAACCGCACCACGCAATATTGAAATTTCTGCCATGGCAATCACAACCAATCAATTGAACAGTGGTTTCTTGTGGGAAGATGCTGAACAGTGCAGCATGGATTCAGTCACAATCGAAGGGCCCCTGACCACAACACAACTAGTGGATTCCGTTGAAAACACACGAGCAATTGATTGGTCCAGCACCGCCAGTTTGGTTACTCGTGGTGTGATCTTGAACAATTGCAAATACAAAGGTTTTACCTACGCCTCGCAAACAGATCAACAAATCGAAGGCATCACCATTAGCAACAGTCAATTTGATACACTGTATCAAGGTATTGTATTGGGTGACACAGTAGTTGTCAACGGTGGCGCATCGGGTGTTCGTATAGTTCAGAATATGTTTGACAACATATACATACAAGGAATTGTGTTTACCAATGTCAGTCGCAACGTCAGCGGCTACAATACATTTTACGATGTAGGCAACCACTTCAACGGAGCCACATTGCCAGCCAGCAGCATCATTGATATTGATGCTGTGAACAATGTCAGCGTTGGCGACATGTTTGAACGCAACAACAGTCAGAGCGCAACACACAGTCGTATTGACCTAAACAACACTAACTCAATGGCCATGAGCATGAACGTGCATGACATTGTGATGTATCAAAGCGGTGTTCAGGCCGAAAGTTTAGGTCAGGCGCTGGACCTGGGCACATATCAGCGCACCGCTGGCATTCAGGACACTCTACTAGACAACACCACAGGTGGCAACATTGCTTTTGTCACTGGCGCAGCCATCAGTTCAATACAGATGGATTATTCAATTGCCAGAGCAGATTTTCGTCGACGAGGCACCATTATTGCTGTAAAAGGCACCAGCACCACCACAACTGGTTTTGTGTTCACCGACGATTTTTCAGAAAATGGATCTACTGGAATTACTCTAGATGTGATTGGCACTGGCGGTAATATTCTGGTGCAATACACTTCAACCTCAACTGGTAGCAATGCTACCATCAAGTACAGCATTACCAATCTTGGTTGATGTGGCCTAAAAATTTTGCCGATCGGCTGGAGTCCTGGAACAATCTCAGACTCCAGGCCAGCGCAGCCGATGTAGATTCTGCTCTTGCTATAATCAACTCATGGTGGTTTAAAATCCCGTGGAAAGCATACCATTTGCACTGG